AGCATATATGGATTTTCTCTTAATAATATTTTCTTTGCCACGAATATCAGTTTCTGCTAACATCGCTATATCATCTATCAATCCAGCCTGGAACCATCTAAAATATTCTTCTATAAGAGCCCATCTATTTACAGGCATTGTAGAACCAGCTACTATTCTTATATCAAATTTCGCAGCGGCGTAATCGTTATACTTTTCCACTGCCATTCCAAAATCATTATAAATAGGAATATTAATTTCAGCCATCTTTTCTTCATCTAAATTATTTGGGTTGACAATCCTAAAAACTTTATGCGCCGTGTAAGTATTCTGAGCTACTTGGGTAAATACTCTTCCTATATGTTCTAAAGCTGGTTCTACTATTGATTGCATCCATGCTTTAATTCTTCGGGTTCCAAACTCATCTAATGCTAACAACCCCCTATATGTTTCATGTTCTTCCCCTAACGCCCCTTGCATAGAAGAAGAAATACCACTTAAATATTCCATATCTTGTTTGCCCTGTGAGGTGATAGTATAAAACGCATTATTTAAAGGAAGAGGTTGAATAGGAGTAGGTGGAGCAAAACCTTGTCTGTATTTTAACAAAGCACCAGGGGATGAAGAATATTGTTCCCATTCATCTTCAGGAACTGAACCTTCCTCATAAATCCATCTAAGATTTGATGAAAGATTCGCATTATGAATCATAATTTGATGAGCTTTATTAATTTCTTGTTGTTTACCAACTAAAGGAGAAACTGCTGACATAGGATATGGAGTTCCTGTGTATTGATAAACTATTGGAATAATAGGATATTCTGAAACGGGTAACTCGTATTCATACAAAAAGGTATCTCCAGCAGCACATCTCAACATAACTCTTGTTTCATAAAATGGAACTGCATCCTTTACGTTTTTCATAAAACCTTCATTTTCAGACATAACATCAAATGCTTCCTTTCTGAAAACTGTGTTTTCTACAACAGTTGCTTGCTGAACATATTTTTCAGTAAGAGAAGCTTCTGCCTGTTCTAATTGCTGCTGAACGCCTTCCTGAGCTTTTTTAAGTTCTAATTCCATTCTTTCAGGAATCATATCTCCTTCTTCAACAGCCTCAGCCATTTTTGTTTGTTGTTCTGCTAATTGAACTGACATTTCCTCAGCCATTTTCTCAAGTTCAACCTTCACCTGTTTCTGAATCTCAATCATTTGCTCTCTTGAAGGAGGCTTTTGGATAAAAACATTATAAAATTCTTTTTTCTCTTTCATATAACATTCATAAAAATCAATTACCTCATCTTGTTCTCCATCTTTTTTATATCCTTCAAACCCAATGTCTTCTTTAGTTATATATTCAGAATCTTCTGCTCCTCTTCTAGAATATTCTCTTAACTCTGGGGAACCAGTTGCTTTGTCAATTTTACGAGCAAACTTAGGTAAGATATTTTTTAATTGAGTCTTAGTAAGATTCTTTCTAACTATAATGTAAGAAGCATCCCTCATAAGAAAATCTGTACTCATTGGGTCTGGGAACACATCAAATGGGTCAATTCTTTTAAATACAACCTCTCCCATTCCTCTGTCGTCATCAGAATTTACATCAACATGAAAATAACCAACTCCTTTTACAAGAGAATCACCTATAATTTGAGAGAAAAGAGAGCGTCCGTTTGAATGATACCATACATAATCAATAATATCAGAATGAACAGCTGCTGTATCTACATCAGAACCTTCAGCCCCAACAGCCTTCCATGCAGGATTACCAGCAGTAACAAAATATTTCATTGTCTCAATTACAGGAGTAATCCTATTAATAATAAATGATGGCATCCCAGCTTCTTCAAGGGCTCGCTCCTCAGCCCTACTTAACTGGTCACCCAAGAAGAAGTCAGATGCTTTTGTCATTAAATATTGCCACTTGTGGCGATGAGAATTATTAGCTTTGTTGAAAAGCTGTTTAATATCTTCAGCTTTTTTCTTAGATGTTTTTCTAGGCATTTCTTATCTCAAAATGAACTAAATCATCGAATCTGTTATCTTTTACTTTCCAATCCATATCCCAGTCGCCGCCCCAGCGAAGTTTTACTCCCATTCCTTTAGCAATCCCTTGCACATATCCTGCGAAATAAGTCATCCTTTCCCTATCCTTCCAATCAATCGGATAAGGTATAACATCGACTGCAATGCTCGGTATTTTATTGTGATTACCAAAAGGGAACTTGAGTTTAGAGTGCCCTTCTTGATAAGCCTTATTTTGTTTAACCTCTCCACGAAAGCCTTCCAATATAGTACAGTCAAATTCTTTAACAACTTTAACAAATATATTCTGTAGCCTTTCATCGCAGGTCTCCAGTCTTTTTTTGCTCCTTCTACTAAAACTAGGCACTATTTGCGCAGTCCCTTAAGAAAACCCATAATCTTTCCAGTCACATCTTTTGTAATTGAAGAAGCAGTTTTAGTACCCCAATTAGCAACATAATCATCTCCACTTTTAGCACCGCTTATATCTACACCAGGCTTTCCTGCAATCATAGAAGAACGCATATCTAATCCTTCCATACTTTGTAAAATACCCTCACTTCGACTTGTATTTTCAAATTCATGATAAGTCGTATCACCAGCGGCAGTTTCAAATCCATAAAGACTTCTTTTTGTAAACATATTGCCCTTACCACGCAACATTTCAGTTTTCAAAGGACGACCCCCTTGAAGAACTTTACCTAAATATTCTTCTCCTCCGCCAGGAGTATTTCGATAAGTCTCTCCCATCATCATTCGACCTGAAAAACGTTCTTCCCATTGTTCAGTTTTATCTTTTTTATTAACTGTTCCTTTTATTTGTTGTGGCATATATTATCTCCTTAAGCTACCAGCCAGCTTTTTGCCTTACGTTTCGGTTTAAACCACTTTTTATCCCTGCTCTGAGCATAATTGGGAGGGAAAGAATGCAAATTTGCATAATAAAGTGATTCTATGGTATCGTCATGTGCCATTCTAGGCCCGAAAGTAAGGATTTCATTGATTAAATCGAACATATTCTCACGCAAATTTACTGTTCCCATACTAAATCTACCACTTAAACCGCTATAAATCCTATTGCGTTTGTTTGTTCCACCAGGTTTTTCTGGTATTACTGCTATATCGAAACGATTAATGCGTCTTCTCTCATCATTTAGGGATTGAAATATAGAACGATTCATAGCAACATCCTCGACAGTTGATGAAGTACATTTATATTTATTATGTAAATCTATGATATAATCAACAACACCTTTCTTTTCAAGAAGTTCCCCATCTGACCCTTTAGCCCCAATGGTAGGAATTGAACGGTGTCTCTCATATTCTAGGACATATAAGTTATTATTAATGTCCACAGCAATAACCATAATAACGCTGAAATCAGAATCTTTAGTATCAATATCAGTGGCAGGGTCACACCCAATAAATGTATTGACAGGTACTCTTGACCCTTTAATGTTAATATAATTAACCCTTTCTTCTCTTTCGTAATACCCTTCCCAATATTTTATGTGTTGTCTTCTCCAAACAGAATCCTCCTCAGACTGAACTTCCATCATATATTCTTGAAAAAATTTGGCAGGTTGTCCAGAATCTCTGTAAAACTTCTTTTTTTCTTCCAGTTTACTTCTTGGGAAAAATGATGGCCACAGAGAAGAGCCATTTGGTAAAATGGCTTTATAGGTAATCACTTTCCAAGCAAACTTCTTTTTATCTTTCTTAGCTTTTGCATGGTTAGTAATGAGATTGTTGATAAAGGAATCATAATGAACAGGAGTACCATTAACACGGAGCCTACCAGTATGAGGCTCAAGAGCGGGATATACAACAGCAGTAACCAAATTAGCATTTTTAGCTCTAGCGTCAACTGTGATAGTGTTTTGTTCGTGTTCAAAGTCGTCAAGACAGATGAGGTCGTATCTTTTGTGAAGTTTTGCTCCTCCTCTAATCCCAGCGACATTAGATTTTGAAATAAGTTTGCAGCCATTTTTTAACTCAATGTCTTCCTCTGTCCATTTTCCACCCTTCATTTCTCCGAAATAATATTTAATTCGGTCATTGTATTCAAGATGGTATTTAATGTAATCCATATTACCTACTGACAATTTCTGAGTAGCAGATACCCATGCATAAAAATGCATATCATCTTCTGGGCAAAATAGAAAGTCTTTTAAAATGGAAGCCTTGGTTAGGACAGTTTTACCATGACCTCTAGGAAGAATAATAGCAAGTTGCTTAACTGTAATGTCATCAATAGCATCAGCCATTTCAAAGTGAAATGAAGGCGTTTCACTTCTCATAAAATCATCAGGAAGAAACAACTTCCCAAAAGCAATCAAATCATTCTTAGCTAGAAGAAGAGTCTGTTCTGCTTCCGTTATCGTCTTCTTGTTTATATTTGCCATCTAAGTATTTCTTAAATTCTTCTTCATCTCCCTTGTATTCGATATATTCACCAATTATCTTTTCCATATCGTCTAATCTCATTGAGACAAGAGAACCATGCTGAGACTGTATATTCACCGCTCTTACAATATCTCTTCTAGAAATTGGTTTTCTATTTGGATGTTTACTCATCATTGTCCTCTTTTCTTTTTACGGTAGTATTTTTTACTACCTTTCATACCAAATTTAGAACCTCTGCCCTGTCCCTGTCTCGTTTTCTTTGGCTTTTTATTTTTAAGAGTTTGTTCGGGAAAATTATGCATCAGCCTCTATTTTTATAGGAACATTCATTCCTTCAATAATAGCCAAAACTTTTTTTATAATGAATTCATCCCTGGAAGTTAAATTATATAGGTTTGTTGGTATCATTTGCTTTAGTTTTTTAAGTT